CGACGCTTTGAAATTCTCATCGTTTTCGTTATGGCTGCTATTATCATTAACGGCAGACGCTAAATACGCATCTGCCGTTTTTTCAAGCTGATTGATTAAATTGTCGTCGTCATCATGATCAACTCTGAGATATGTCTTGATATCGTCGATTGTCATTCAAACCACCTACGCATTGGCAATCTGCAACAATACAACCGCGTCTTTATCCAGCATCTTTACATCGTACCGTTCAATTGCCCGGATATAGGTAGCATAGCGTGTAAACCCGGCTTCTGTCGATACGGCTACTTCTACGCCTTTACGGTCATAAAAAGCGACTGCATCGCTCATGCTGCCTACAAAAAACGGGATTTGCCCCTCTACTGTAAGCAAGCTGTCCGGCAAAGATACAATCTGATGCCCGCGCAAAAGTAACTGCTGCGGATTGGCTAAATCAGGCGTCAGCAGCGGGCGTTTTTGTGCGTCATCTAATTCTGCCAGATAGTCAATCCCCGTCTGATTGGTAAAGATTTTAGCACTCAAGCCAATCGTCGGGTCAAGGGTCTTAAAGATTGCTTTCACAATTCCCTTATAGTCGGTGATTGTCGTAGCAGATAATGCTTTCAGCAGGCTCAAAATGCTTGCATTTTCCGTGTTTACCGCTTTACGCGTGAAGCGACGGCCGATAATCGACATGATATTTACGTCATTGTCGGCCAAAAGCTGATTAGAAACCGGGATAATATCACCATAGGTTTTGACATTATATGTTTTCTGTTCAAAGTCAAAATCAGACTGTTTGATTTCGTTCAATTCATCAAATTCCGTCAAAACGCCTGTTTCAGTGCCCATGGCCGGCATTCTCCCGCTTAAATACGTTACCGGTGTAATATTGCAGTATGGTTTCAACGATACCATCTGGCGGCGGTATTCATATACCGTGTTCATCTGTTCTTCCGGCACTACGTAGCCGCCTTTTTCCGGAGAGGCTTCTACAAGTCCCTGCGTACCTGCAGTGTTATATGCTGCGTTTTCTTCCTCTGTCAGCGGGCGCCCTAATACGAGTTTGTTAAAAATTCGATTCTTCAAATTTGCAGTTACAGCTGCATTCTTGTTTTCCGGTTCCAGCGGATTGTTTGTAACGTCCAATCCCTGGACTTTTTCAATCGCTTTTGCCGCGTTGTACTGGTTAATTGCTTCTTCTAATTCCTTGGCTTTAGCTGCAGCGTCGTCATACTGTTCCGCTGCCTGCAAATTTTCTACTTCGGTTTTGAGGTCATTAATCGTCCGTCTTAATTCTTCGCTCTTTTTCATTCTGCTAAAACTCCTTTCGCTTTTGCGACCGCAATCGTGATTTTATTGTTCAAATCCTTTTGCAATCTCTGTCGTTTTGCTTTCTGCTCCGCATCATCAGCGGCGTTCTGCTTTTTCCAGGCGGCTATGATTGCATCAGGGATGTTCTTCATGTTTTCCGATTTCCCCGCTTTTGCGACCGTCTGTGTGCTATCCAATACGGTAACATTGAAATACTGTTTTGCCTGTTCTCCCGTCAGCCATGTTTCATTATTTACCATGTCATGAATCGTTTCCGGCGTTACGTCATCATTCGCGGCGTCGTTGTATACCGTTTCCATGCCCTCTTGGATAGTATTTAAAAAGGTAATGGCTTTTTCCAGGTCATCGGCATTACCTACAATGCCCGTGGCCGGTTTATGAATCATAAGGTAGGCGTTTTTAGGTATTTGTCCATCATCGGCGGCGAAAAATATTTGTGTCGCAATCGAACAACACCATCCATCAACTACCGCCGTGGTATGCCCATCATGGCGCTTGATCATATTGGCAATGGCTACGCCCGCCGGCACACTGCCGCCGCTTGAATTGATGTATACGGTCAAATCTTTGCCTTTCACATCATCAAGCTGCTTTTTTATATCGGACGGCCATTGATACGCGTCTCCATCACCCCACCATGACACAATGGTGCCTTCGTCATCGTCGATGATATCCCCGGAAATATAAATTTCCGCTTTATCGGCGCTGTTTTCTACTCTAATCAATTATTTTCACCTCCTTTATTGCCTCTATAGGCGATGCCAATATCTTGTAGCGCTACATATGAGCCGTTGACGATATGGACATCGCCGCCTTTTGTCGGCGGAATATCCAATTGCCGGCGCGCATCGTTCGGCGAATAGATGGACGTGCTAACGAGTTTTTGCAAGACGTCGGCTTGCTGTGTCGGATCACCTCTCAAAATCACCTTGACGTTAAATTTAAACTCTAGGCCGCTTTTCTGTTCTTTCCGCGTCAGCAGTTTCCGGGTTAATTCCTGCTCATACAGCGTGATATTGTATAGCAGCGTATCAACATAAAAGCTGAGGTTTTGCGCGCTGCTGTTGGCATAGCTGGATTTACTGTAATCATTCAGATTGTTCGGCTTTATCCCAAATGCTGCGGCAATCTGTAAGGCATTGTACTTCTTCAATTCGTAGAATTGGCTGTCTGTCAGTTTCAGATCTAGCGTTTGAATGTCAAACCCAATCGGCAGCGTAATAATCCGCCGTCCGTTTTCCCTGGCTTGCTCTTCAATTCGTGACAGTAACAGGCTTTGCTTTTCTTTACTCAAGTCCCCTACGTATTTCACGACCGCATTAGCCGTTAATCCTTTTTGATACAAGTCATTTAAAAACTTCTGGCTGGCCTTACTGCCCGCCATATTCGTTGCCAGTATCTCCCTGACGCTTTTGCCGCTTAATCCACTATCGCCGGTTATCCAGCTCTTTACATGGATGATTTCATCTGGCAAAAACCAATAGCTGTTGCCGTTTCGTTCATCCATATAGCGGTAATAAAACGACCGCCTGGTAAATTCTTCGGTGTTGTTTACCCATATTTCAATACGCCGCGGGTCCAGGGGATAGATACCGATAAATTTACCGCCGTTCATCGCAATGTAGGCGTATGCATTGCCATAATGGTTGCGGCAATATTCCAAATACGTGAAAAATTGTATCGGCGTCATGTACTGATTGGGCTGCACGTTGAACAGCTGCATAACATCATGGTCCATAATCCTGTTTTTATTCTCGTCCATGAGATATAACGGCATTTTCCCGATGCTTTCAGCCAGCGTTTTCAGACATGTAAAATAGGTGATTTCGCTTATATCCGGCCCGCCTGTATTTGCCTGGTTATTAAAAAACAGCTCATTGATAGTCGATAAGCTGATGACATCGGCACTATCAGAGCTGTTTCTGATCTTTTTCTTGATTTTGTCTAATAACTTCACGCGTTCTCACCTTCTTTCTTGTCGGTTATGCCTAGCCACATGTCCAGGGCCGCTTCTCCATCACCTTTATTGTCGTCTTTCAGCAGGAACCATATTTTCCATGCATCAATGATAGCGTCGATGGGGTCAATTCGTTCGGTCTGTGTCATTTTATCGACTTTGATTTCCCCGAATGAGTTCGGGGCGGAAATAATGGCATTGACGATGCTCCATGTAAGCAAATCATTGTGTTTGTCATAGCGTACCTGTCTGGCTTCTACTGATAATTGGAAGTCTTTCGTCGTATCGTTCAATGACCGCGCCGACTGCTTGACTTCTGTCAAATCGCAGTTCAGTACATCCTCTAAATCGCCTAAAAAGGCACTCGCATTGTGCGCATCATAGCCACAACCAACGATATTCAGATGATACTCGGCTATGAGCTGTTTCAGGTCAGCAATGATAGCTTTATAATCCGTTTTGATACCGTACATTCCCGATGTCAGCGTAATTAATCCATGCTTTGCCCATTCTCCATACGGCGCTTCATCTGTTTTTTGATGTTCTGCCAGCCGTAACTCCGGCATATATGACTTGCTCCATATGTAAACGTTATCGTCTGTGATTGCAAACAGCAGCGCAATAGATGTTAAGTCGCCGCCGCTTGATAAGTCGATGCCCAAATAACAGTCATGACCGGCCATATCAGCTATCGTCAAATCACTTTCACACATCTTCCAGGCTTTAAGGTCAATCAATGAGCCTCCGGTATATGTTACCCATGTATTGAGTGATTTCGTCTGAAAGTTCACCAGGTCAGCGCCGCCTTTTTCCTTGGCGTCAATGGCTTTTTCGGCCATCCTGGCCATCATTGATTTGTCCAGCGTCGTGTCATCCTGCCACAGTATCAGCGGATTGGCCTTAGCCCAATTCTTAGGCTGCCATATATCATCGTCTTCATCCATTTCAGCGATATAAATAAACAGGGTTTCTTTCTTGATGACGCCTTCCAGCACTTTCTTACAAAATTGGTATTGCTGATAACAAGGGCCATTCAAGTTAAATCCTGCCGTCGTTATGGCGATGGTGAGAGCTGAGTCTACTTTGATTTGACCATCCAGCATGAGCTTATACATCTGATCGGACGCATGTGCATGATATTCATCGACAACCGCCAGTATGGACCGGAAGCCGTCGGCGGAAGTCGTATCACGGCCAATCGCCTTTATTTCATTCCCCGTTACCAGGGAAAGGATGCTTGACACATAGTCCTTGACCTTATACAGCTGCTTCAAATCATTG